GGGTAAAGGACCAAGCCAACGAAGCGATGGCAGCGACGATCACCGAGTGGCGGAACAGCGTGATCCCCGAGTACGCCCAGAGGCTCGCTCGGAAGGACTCCGTCGATGACATGCTGTCGGTCACAGTGCCTAGGGTGAGCGACCTAGAGGATCTTCTGATTGATGAGCTCCGCGAAGTCTACGATCAGGGGAAGGCTTCGGTCGAGCGAGAGGTTGAGCGGCAGGAGAAGGATCCCGGACTCCGGGGCGAGATTGAGATCCAAGAGGTGCGCCCTCGCCAGGAGGGGGGTCAGGTCGAGTTATTCGAGTCCCCTTTTGGGCTGGCAGAGAAGGTGACGGCACCTGAGCCCCTTCCAGACGAAGAAGAGAGCTACATCGACGACATCGACCCGGAAGACTCGATCCGGTCGACGGCAGCTGCCGCAGCTCGGGAAGCGGGGGAGCGGGTCCAGCGCGTGGCTATCTCTCAGGTCCAGTCGGCTGGGGTGGGAGGAACTCCCCCTCCCCCTTCCATTCTCCTGGAGTCCGTCCTTGCTGGTCTCTTCGCCCTCTCTGTGGGGGTGGACTACCGGACAGCCCAGGCTGCATCCAACCTGACCTACGGTCTCGGGCGAGCCCAGGAGTTGAGAGCCTCCCCGGTCAGGCGATACCTCTATTCCAACCTGGCGGAGTCCCAGAGCTGCTCTCCCTGCGAGGAGCGTGACGGTGCGACATTCGGCGCCGACGAGCTTGCCCTCTACGCCTCCCTCCCCTTCTGTGTTGCCGGCCCCATGTGCAACTGTCTCGTGATCGGGCTGGTGGAGTAATGGCGGGAGGTCGACCAAAGCGGACAGACCTCCCCGAGGGGATCGGGGTCTATCCCGACTACGTGGTCTCGTTTATCGCGAAGGAGCAGGGTGAGCGGATTTCGACTCAGGGGGTGAGGTATCTGCGGGAGGTGAACAAGATCCCCCCCGCCTCCGAGCCCTACCGGAGTCAGTGGATCGCGCGGAATGTTCCCGACGAGGTCGACCCCTAGTTTCCTTGTCCCGACCTTCCTTGCGGACAAGCCCAGCCTCCACGCATGCTAGGCGCATGATCGAAGAAGAGGCATACGCGGAGTGGACAACTGCGTACATGAACGATCTCCCCGACAGTGCCTTCCTCTACATCGCTCCGGGCGGTGAGGCGGACGAGGACGGGAAGACGACGCCTCGGTCCCTCCGCTACTTCCCCTATCGGGATGCCGAGGGCAAGGTCGATCTCCCGCACCTTCGCAACGCAATAGCCCAGGCACCCAAGGCAGACCTCTCCCCAGAGATCATCTCCTCGGTCCAGGCCAAGGGTCGCAAGATCCTTGAGGGGCAGCGCGAGGAAGCAGCCGAGGAGGGTGACGCTCCCATCGACGAGGAGGTCGCTCCCGACCGACCGGATGCCTACCCTCCCCCCGAGCAGATGTCCGACTGGTCCGCTGTCGTCCACCTCGACGAGGACTACGGCAGCAAGACCGTGGAACTTGCCCGATCAGGCACGCACTACGGCAGAGCCTCCGACCGGCAGGTCGTCCTTTCGCCAGAGGACATCGAGTCCATGGCCCGAGGCTATCGGATCATCCAAGCAGAGCGCTGGTACAGCACGGGCGCCCCGGTTGGGTACAACCATGCGAGCCTAGCGGGCGCACTCGACGCGGAGAGCACCAAAGCGGCGGGTAGGATTCTTGAGGTCTCCACGCGAGTCAATGAGGACGGAAGTCTCAGCCTGATGGGGCGCGTGCAGTGGACCGACGAGGCTACTCGCAGGATCCGAGCTGGCGAGTTCGACGGATTCAGCATCGAAGCGGTGCCCCCGTCGTCGGCTCGCAGCAAGAAGAGCGGGGAAAGCCTCGGTGAGTGGGCTCTCATTGGAGGAACCCTCACCAACGAACCATTCGTCGCTGGCATGCAGCCGGTGGCGGCATCTGAGAAGAGGAGCACCGACATGGCGCTGAACAAGCTTGTTACCGATACTCTCGCCCTGCGCGAGGGTGCGACTGAGGCCGAGGTTCTCACTGAGATCCAGTCTCTTCGCGACCGTGCAACCAAGGCCGACGCTCTGTCGGAAGCCCTCGACACGGTCACCGCTGACCGGGACACGATCAAGGCCAAGTTCGACGAACTTGAGGCCAAGGAAATCGAGCGCATGCTGGACCGAGCCTGCACCGACGGGCGGATTGCTGCGTCGGAGCGCGACGACTACCTCGACATCTACACCCAGTGCGGTGAGGAGCGGGCCAACCGCGCCTACTTCGCTGAGCGCATCAGCGTGACGGCAACAGGCAAGGCTGGTACGGAGGCCGACCGAGCCCCCGCACAGAGCGTCCTCGCTGAGTGCGCCACTCTTGCTGACCAGATTTCTTCGGAAGAGAACCTGGATAGCGCGGCAGCTTATGCCCGCGCCATGCAGATTGTCCTCTCGGACCCCACCAAGCGAGCAGCTTACGAAGCTGCCGACATCGACGCTTAGGAGCCTCCAATGAGCACCCCCTTCAATCCCAATATCGCCACCTTCAAGTGCAACGAGGATCTGTCTTCCTCGGAGTGGTTCCTGGTGCGCCCGGTGGGCGGCGCTGATGGCGACATCGAGCTTGCCGGCGCAGGCGAACTTGCCATGGGCGCACTGACCAACGACGTTGCGGCTGGCACTGCAGCTGCGCCGGTCTATGTCCCGGTGCAGGTCGGCGGCATCATCAAGGTGAGCTGCGGAGCAGCTTGCGTGGCCGGCTCTCTTGCCATGTCCGACGCATCCGGCGAGGCCCTCACCGCGACGGACGGCAACTACGCCTTTGGTATCGCCCTCGGGGAATACGTCGATGGCGAAATCGGCTCGTTCCTCTGGGCACCTTCCTACCTCGAAACCACTTAGGCTGACTGAGGAGATAATCAGATGGCAAATACACAAGGCTTTGTTCTGGACGTGATGCTGCAGCGTTATGCGCGGCTCCTCGGACCCTCTCTCGGCAGCTTCATGGCAGACGACATCTTCCCTGCGGTCGATGTCCCCACCAAGACGGGACAGTTCTACGACGTGGACGGAGGCTTTGCCTCGGCCCACTCGACGGTATCTCCCTTCCTCGGTCACAACATGGTGATCGCTGATGGTCAGGACTCCCCCCTGAAGATCAGCACCTCGATCAGCAAGGTGGACGGTTGGGATGTCAGCCAGAACGGTCTGGGTGTTCAGATCAGCAAGAGTTCCGAGGGCTACGCCCAGGGGAACGGGCTGAACCTGCGCCAGGCGAACGTCGCTGTCCTGGCTCGCGAGTGTGCCATCAACCGGGAGCGTAACGCTGCCGCGCTGGCTTTCGACGCGACCACCACCTTCTCGGGCAAGACGACTGCTCTCTCGGGAAGCGACCAGTGGGACAATGCGGCCTCGGATCCGATCAGCATCGCGCAGACTGCGCGAGACACGATCATCCAGGCTTCCGGCGAAGCTCCCAACATGGCGGTGATGGGCTACGAGGTCTACAAGGCCCTTCGTCAGCACCCGCTGATTCTGGAGTATTGCTCTCGCACCCAGAGCCGCGTCGGGATCCTGACCAACGACGACCTGGCGCGTGCTCTGGATGTCGAGACCATCTTCGTCGGCAAGGCTGTCGCCAACAACGCCGTCGAGGGTCTCTCAGCCGACAAGGGTTACATCTGGGGCAAGTTCGTCCTGTTCGCCCACATCAAGAAGAGCCCTGCTCCAATGACTCCCGGCTCCTGCCTGCAGAGGTGGCGTTTCCAGGGTTCCTCGGACGGTTCGGTTCGTCGCTGGGACCCGACTCCCTACGTCGAGCAGATTGACATGACTTGGAACGATCAGTTCGCAGCCCCGACAACGGAGCTGGGTTACCTCTACTCCACCGTCGTCTCGTAGGAGGTCGTCATGGCAGAAACACTGCTCTTCAAGGGAGTTCCCTCCAACGAGGCAAACGGTCTTCGCGTGCGTCTCGGGCACAACGTCGAGACGTTGGCGGGCACCAAGACGCTTGTCCCGCAAGACGCGCAGTTCCAACTGCTCGACCCCGACGGGGCGAAGACCGTGGTCCTCCCGGCAGAAGAGGCGAGCCAGGGATTGTTCTTCGTGATCAAGAACACGGCGGGCGGCGCTGAGAATCTTACTGTGGACAACGACAACGGAGACGAGATCGACGTTCTCGGAGAAAAGGAGTTCGGGATCTTCGTCTGTGATGGATCGTCCTGGGTTTCCGCCGTTGGCGAAGTAGCGTTCGACGCATAACAGAAAGAGGAGCACCCCTCATGACGTATGAAGTAACCCCCGGACAGAGCCTTCTCCACAGCGGTGTCAAGTACCCCGCTGGGTCAATCGTCCCTAGTGGTGTGGAGGTAGACCTCCTCTGCGCTGCTGGGGTCATCCAGCTCGTCGAAGAGAAGGTGGTCGTTCGGCCCGAACCGGAAGTCCAGGCGCGGAGCACCGCTGTGGCGGACTTCGATGTCTCGGATCCGTCGACCATATCCAACGTCCCCCTGCGCCTCCTCCCCAACGTCCTGAAGGACGTCAACGACCCCGACCTCCTCATCGAGATGCACTCTGCGGACAGCCGCAAAGGGGGCAAGGACTTGATCGAGGAGCGTCTAGGCGAGGTGGAGGCGGCGAATGCCTAAGCTGATCCTTCGGTGTTCCTGCGAAATCGCGGGGGTGGACCACAGTCCCGGCGACGAGATTGAGGTCGACGACGACAACGCTGTCCGAATGATTCGGAAGGGGATGGCGGCGAAGGCTCCCAAGCCCAAGCCCAAAGCGAAAAAGAAGGCGAAGGCGGCTTCGTCGGAAGAGTAAAGGGGTCCGCTCGTGGCATACAACGCAGACCTAGCCACAGCGACCGTCATGGCTCCCCAGCTCGGGACGCTGTCGTCGTCCACTACCCCGACGCTCGCCCAGGGGAACACGATCTGGGGGCATGCCTACAACCGGGTCAGGCTGGCGTTCCTAGAGGCCGGGCTCTCCGACACGGTCACAGCGTCGAGTCGAGCAGAGGAGCTCGCCCAACAAGCAGAGCTATTTCTCGCTAGTGGGAACATCCTGCTTGCCAAGGGGAGCATTGGGGCGGACGGCAAGGCGACAGCCGACGAACTCATAGCTCACGGTCGCGACCTGCTGGAGAGGCTCTGGGATCAGCGCACCTACCTGCTCGCCAACGGAGCGTCCGCCTCCCTCGCCGGCCCATCGATCTTCGCCAAGTCCAACTGGACTCAAGACAGCGATCCAGACTTCGACTACACCCCCGGGACTGGGGACCGGCAGTACGCCATTCCCCCAGAGTTCCAGGATGGGGACGATCTCTGATGGCTGGCGCTCCCATGTTCTCCGTCTCCTTCGCCCCCTCCATGCGGAAGTTTGCGATTTCTTTCGAGGGCTGGGCGAAGGAGATCAAAGACTGGCGAAGAGCCTGGACGGATGTCCGCAGGCTCTTCCAGAGTCACGAGCGACAGCACCTCGACAGCGAGGGGATGACGACAGGAAAGAAGTTCGCCCCCCTTTCGGACTTCCCTGGGAGGTGGACCGGGGGCAAGTCATACGCTGCGTGGAAAGCGGAGAGATACCCTGACCTCCCGATATTGCAACGGGATAGGGTGCTCTATTCCGCTCTGGTGGAGGGGGGTCAGGGTTCCTATTACAAGCGCAGTCGCACCCGAATGGAAGTCGGGATTGCCCCCAACGTCCGCCTTCGTACGATTGCAGAGGCCCACCAGACCGGCGCGAAGCTATACGGAGGAGGCACCCTCCCCAAGCGCCCCCCTGTCCGCTTCGATCCGAATGTAAGGGACAGGAGGTCCTTCGGATACGCGCTGTCTCAGGTCATGCAGGCTCACATCGTCCTCGCTCGTCGCAAGGCGTTCAGCAAAGAGATCGAGGCGTCGATTGGCAAGGGTCACGCGGACAGCGAGACCGCAGCTCGGGCGACTATCGCGAAGATGATCGCAGGGACCTGGAAGTAGGTCATGGCGTATTACGGTGCCGAGGCGGCTGTCGAGGCTATGGACGAGTTCCTTCAGGCGGCGACCTATGGGCTCAACGCACAGCTTGGCACCATGAGGACCGAGAAGAGTCTGACGACCTCCGATCTTCCCGACGTTTCCCAGTTTGAGAAGTACTACCCCAAGGGGATGCAGTCCCGGCAGTTCCCCCACCTTTGCGTCGTCTATCTGTCCGACACAGCGGAGCAGCAGCCCAACTCGAGAATGATCGATTTATCCCTAGAGACGCAGCTCACCGTTCTCGATCTGAACGTGAACGGGTCCGAGGCGGAGGTTGGTCTTGCCATGTGTAGATACCGAGACGCGCTGACCAAGATCTTTCTTCGACGCACCCCCGTGAACAAGCAAGGCTGGACGCTGTCAAACGGTGGAACGGTCGCCACGGGGCGAGTCATCCGTTGTACTATCGAAACGCACACCCTGGCGTTCGATCCTGAGATTCAGGCTTCGACGCCAAACATGATGCTGCGGACCACTTACTTGGTCAGAATGCAGGAGGATTACTAGATGCCCGGTCCCTCAGTTGATATTGGACGAGACCTCGTCTTTTTCGCGGATCCGCAGACCACATTCAAGACGGCTGCTTCGGATTTCCCCGTCGCAACCGACGCGATCCGCGTCATCACAGCGTCGGTCAACGGGAAGTCCCCGTTTGCGATGTTCGAGGACAAGCGGGGGACCTCCACCCCGCTGGGTGTCATCAACCAGAAGAGGACCGCAGAGTTCTCGATGGAGTGCTACGCCTACGTCACCACTCGGGGCACCGCTCCCGACTGGGCCGACATGCTGCTCACGGGGGGCTGGCAGGGGAAGATCGGATCTGGTGACGCGACGACGGCGACCGGCGGAACGACCACTGTGATCACCACTGCCGACACCAATGCGTGGGCTGTCGGTGACGCTGCGATCTTTGAGACGGGCAGCGGGACCGGCGAGTACGAGATCCGGCGCATCACGGACCTGACTGCGGACACCAACTTCACCGTCTCCCCGGCTCTGCAGAACACGCCAGCCTCTGGAGCCAACATCCTCGCCGGAATTATTTTCTGGCCCAACGACGCTCGGGACACCACCCCGGACGCCCTGACGATCTGGGCATTCAACAACAACAGTGCAGACCGGATCATTGGAGGTGTTGTGGGGACGGACAGCATCTCGATGGGTGGCGACGAGGCGGCGCGGATCACCTTCGGCGGAACGGGTCGCCAGGACAACCGGATGGGGCGCGCTGCGTTGGACGACTCGGGCGGCATCGACGACGCTGTCACGAGCTTCACCGTGGCTGATGGCACCGTGCTCCCCTCAGATGCGTCGAGCGACCTTCCCTTCTACTACCAGATGGAAAGCGAGGTCTTCAAGATCATCGGAGTCAGCGGGAATACCGTGACGGTGGACACCCGGGGCGTCTATGCCGGCGGGGGAGCCGCAGCAGCTCACGCCGACGGGCTTGAGTTCTACCCCTACCAGCCCTCGGGAACCTACGCCGGCACGCCTATCCCAGCGACTTCGGGTCAGCTTGTGGTTGAGGGGTCCGCGTTCCAGGCTGGTTCCATCTCGGTAGACTTCGACGGCGGCATCATCTATCGAGAGGGGATCCACGGGGACGCCTATAGCGTGGATGGCTACGTGGGAGGTCAGCGGGCTGTCACCGCGACCCTCGATGGCTGGTCCTTCTACGACTCCACCCTCGTTCAGTGCCTGAACGCGCGGAGCAGGACCTCGGTTTCGGTTCTCTGCCAGCAGGGGACGGCAGAGGGCGGAATGTTTGCCGTGGAACTCCCGATCTTCAAGTTTGAGGAGCCCTACATGGACCGGGGCGGCGACGAGGGCACCGTGAGTCTTCCGGGGCAGGCGGTCGGAACCGCTGCGGAGACCGAGCCTTACCTGATGGACGGCCGACCACTAACACCTAGCACGGGAGCACCACCGTGGATCTAAGCACATGGAACGTCCGCGAGTACAAACTGGAGAGCGGAGACGACGTTGCCTTCGTTTTGTATCGCCCAATCACCCACGGTCTTCGGACCAGGCACCTAGAGCTCTCGCTTCGCCTGCAAGCCGCAGTCACTGCACTGGGGGAGGCTGGGACCGAGGACGGGGGGCTCCCGGAGGAGGAGCGGATAGTGGCGGTCCTCGACTCTCAGGTGGAGGCCGAGAAGATCATGTCTCGGTTCCGGGAGGAACTGCTCTCGGGACTCGTTGTCGGATGTCGCGATCTCACCCTGAACGACAAGGTCCCCACCCGAGACGAACTCCTGGTGGCTCTTCTTTCCCTGGAAGACCTGGCGACCGCTCTGTGCGCCCACATCATCGACGAGGGGACGATCGGGGCAGACGAGGGAAAAGACTGAGGGCCGCTCTTCACTACGTCGAAAAGGGCGAACCCACCCCCGAGGAGCAGGCTCTGTGGCGAAAGTCGGGGTGGAACGGTTGCAAGCTGTGGGGAGCCTGCGGGGGAACCCGCTGCAAGGACGGTGATCCCGACGAGCAGGGTCGGATGAGGTTTCGGACCCCCGCGAAGCTCCCGAGGAGTCGGGCCGAGGGGTGTCACCCGGTAGACCGAAAGATATCCCGATGCCCAGTCACCGAGTGTGAGCCCTGGATCTGGTCAGCCATCCAACAGTGGGGGGCCTGGTCGGTGTTCCGGGGGCTCCCGATGCCCGGGGCTCTTTGGGAGCAGCCCGCGCGCCTCCTCGACGCTATCCGCATACTAGAGTCAGAATCATCCCTTCTGGATGCTTATCACGCGGAACGCGCGACCGACCGCGCCCGGAGAAGACATGCCTAAAGGGAAGATCAACGTTGAGGTCGATGCCAAGACAGGCAAAGCCGTAAAGAACATGAAGAAGCTAGCCAAGGGTTTCAAGGCAACCGGGGTTAGCATGATGAATGTGGCAAAGGGGGCCGGGGTCGCCTACCTTGCGGTCAAGGGTCTCGACGCCATCTTTGGGGTGATTAAGAAGAGCATCGGCGGCTTTATCGGACTGCTGAAGGACTCAAGCGTTGAACTCGCGAAGCATGGCGACCGCATGGCGAAGCAGGCCAGGATGGTCGGTGTCAGTGCCGAGCAGTACCAGATGTATGAGTTCGCCGCCACGCGCGCCGGGACGAGCGTCAAGCATGTCTCCAACGGTCTGAAGAAGCTCGGGCGCGTCATGGTGGATGCCCAGAACGGCTCCCGGCAGATCAAGGAGACCTTCGCCGCCTTGGGGATTGAACTCAAGAAAGAGGACGGAACCCTCCGCGATGTGAACGACGTTTTCATGGAACTTGCTGACAAGTCCATGGCAATGGGAGAGAGCGCGGAGCGCACGGGCACGCTGATGCTCCTCCTTGGTCGGTCGGGCACCGAGATGGCAAACCTCATGGAGAACGGGTCTGCCGGGATCGAGGAGATGGGAGATCGCCTCAAGGATCTCGGTGGCGTGATGAGCGGAGAGGCCCTAGCTGACTCAGAGGCTTTTATCGACGCCCAGGCGGACCTCGAGGCCGCATTCCGAGGGGTGAAGATTGCGATCGGGACGGAACTGATCCCCGAACTGACAGCACTCGCCGAGCAGATGGTCGACTGGATCGTGGGGACCGACTGGTCCGAGGTGGCAAGCTTCACCCGGACCCTCCTGGACGGCGCTGCCGGGGCTGGGCGCCTTACTGCCGAGCTTCTTAACCTCTCGACGGTTTCCCAGAGCATTTTCTGGGAGAGGGCTTTCGAGTACGCCTCCATCAAGGACCCAGAAGTAAGGAAGCTCACCGCGAGAAAGAACGCAGCCAGGGACCTTGCCGACGGTCTTGCCTCGCTAAAGCCCACCACCGACCAGATGGCATTTGCGGCTCTCGGCCTCTCCACCGAAACCGACAAGGTTGACGGAGCGTTCTTTAGGCTGCAGTCGACCTATCAAAAGGGGGCCCACACCAGCTCGATCGCCGCCGTAGCGTTAGCCAGGAACAGGGCGAATGCGGGGGAGCTTACCCGATCCCTCGTCGGGCTGGCAGAGTACTGGTCAAAAACGGAGCTATCTGCGGAAGAGTTTACCGACGCTGTCCTAGTTGGCACCCAGGCAACGGAGGAGCAACTCAAGGCTGCCATCGCGCTGGGGAGGGCCCGCCGCGAAGAGCTGAGGCTGGACGCGGAGCTAGCCGGCAAGTTCAAGCAGAAGATCGCAGACGACGAGGCGGCGGTGAAGGCAAAGGAGGATGCGATAGCGCAGTCAGAGAAGGACGGGGAGGTTATCAAGCAGCGTATCGCCAACCTAGAGACTGAAAGGAAAAAAGAGGCAGCACTCCGAAAGGCGAAAGCGAAGGGCGCGGCAGCTGCGAGAAGGCAGGCAGCGGACGCGAGAAAGGACGCGGCAGATGAACTCAAGGCACTAAAGGCACTACAGGCGCAGCGTCTTGCGATGCTGATGTATGGGCTTGACCTTGAGACGCAGATTTACGAAACCTTTAACAAGACCGCCCTGACAGAGCTTGAGAGGGTGAAGTCCGCCGAACTCGACCTGATTTCCGCCTGGGAGAAGCGTGGAACAGACCGCCATGAAGAGGCTATGGAGTACCGGAAGGAGGTGGACCGACGCTACAGGGAGGGCAAGCGGCAGATCCGCGAAGAGGAGTTGGCGGAAGAGCGGGAGGCGGCAGCAGCCAAGGCAGCTCTCCTGGATGAGGAGGCTACGAAGGCGCGAGAGACCATGTTGAGTCAGATGAACGACGCTGCAGCGGTTATGGACGCGGTGGGTAGGTTGAGTTCTACCCTAGGGGGGTTTGCCAAGAAGGCTTATGAGGAAGGAGACGAGAGCGCGAGGGCAGCTGCGGTAGCGATGTTCCTCATCTCTCAGGCGGCGGCACTGGGGTCAGCCACCGTGAACACGGCAGCTGCGGTCACAGCAGCCCTCGCGAACCCCCCGGGGCCTCCCGGCTCGATCCCCCAGGCAGTCGCCGCTGGAGTAGCGGGAGCTGCACAGATCGCCACCATCGTCGGCACCAGCGTCAAGGGTATCGGTGATGCGGGCCTGACCAGCGACACGCTGAGAAAGGCTGGGATGAGCAACCACAGCGCGATTATCATGCGCAACGACGAGACTGTCCTGGATCCGGTGGGGACGAAGCACATCACAGAGATGCTGGCAATGCAAAAGGCCCAGATGCAGAACGGAGGAGGGGACCAGACGATCCGCACCACCGTGGAGTTGGACGGGAAGGTCCTCGGAGAATCGGTCGACACCTACCTCATTCGCCAACAGGAGCGCGGCTTGCAGTACTCTGACCGGATTCGACAGGAGTACGTCTGATGCTGACCGCTTTCTTCCTCACCGATAAGTTCAACGGAAACGTCGTCACCCACTCTAACTTCGGGGCGACCCCAGCACAGGACGGCAACTATGTCGCCAACGTGTCTGATCCTCGACCTCGAGTCCGCTGGATCTGTGGGTTTGACACGGTCGCCGAGAGCCGGAACTACAGTCTCTTCACCGTAGACGACGGCAACAAGTACATCGAGATCAGCGCCACCCCGTCGGGGGGCATCTCCACCTACACCATCCCCAGCGGACTCTACACTGCGGACAGTCTGGCTACTGCCATCACGGTTCAGCTCCAGGCTTCGGGGTCCTTTACTGCGTGGGCTTGTACCTACTCATCCACTGGAAGGTTCAGTTTCTCTCGGAGTGGATCTGGCGTGGCTTACTTCCGCTGGAAGACCGGGACGCACGGCAGCGACGGAGACGGGACAAGCATGGCGAAGGAGTTGGGCTTTGACGACTCCCTGGATCAGACAGCGGTAGACCAGGGAGTGGCGGCTGAGTACCGATATGACACCACCACCATGGTCCTGTTTGACAAGGGAGACTCGACGGCGGACATGTACGCCTGGCTGTGCGATGTGGATGTCTCGGGTGGGGTGGACGACACGCTGGCAATCAAGGTTTACGGATCGACGACCGTGCTGGCTTTCGACGTTGCCTCGTGGGCAGCGTCTGCCAGTCGGACCCTGACGTTCTCTTCCACCCCGACCTACGCAGAGAATCCGATTCGGCTGGCTACCAATGCTGGCACTGCAGCCTCGGAGCGATACTGGCTGTGGGTCTGGCGACACCAGGACGAGGTCCAGCGTCACAAGGTGGGGCTGTGCAAGGCGTTTGACCGGACGTGGAGCGGCACGAGGACGATCTCCACCCTTCGGGGTCACGGGATGCAGCAACCACAGCGGGGGATGGGGATCAACAACTACTACCCGGTGACGCAGCTCCGACGCTGGAACGTGCCCCTCTCCTTCGACGCATGGGGAGCTGCGGACTATCGCACCGTGATTCAGGGGGTGGTGCGCCACGGCAAGGCCGATGGGCTCCTGTGGGCTCTGAGGTGGGACGACATCGCGGACTCGACCGTGGACGCCAACGACGAGGCGGACAAGGGCTTCCTGGTCTGGGGAGCGCTTCAGGAGTACTCCCTCGACTCCTTCGTGGGCGAGAGTGCGGACTACATGTCTGGATCTCTTCGGATTGAGCAGATCCGCTGATGCCGATCGACTGGACGACCAGAGAGAGACCCCTGAGTCTCGCCTATCTCTTGGAGGCCACCTACCACGACGAGAACGGGGCAGAGAGGATGGTCCACTGGTGCGGCCCAAAGGCTCGAGTCGGAAGCGGTCTCTCCGTCCCGGTCCCTCCCTATCCGGGTCAGAGGACCCAAAAGACCCCGGTCTGGGAGGCTCGCATGACGAGGGCTTCGATGGACCTGAACATGGGCAACATCGACCAGGTCTTCGGGTCAATATCTGATCTCACGTTCAACATCGACATCTCGGGAGGGTCTCAGGCGTCGGTGCCGGTGGCGGGAGACCTCCGTCGCGACATCGTCTTCGGTCGGTGGAGGAACAAGGCGTGCCGTCTGTGGCTCCTCGACCTCGACACCCTCGACGCTCAGATGATGGGCAAGGGATCGTTCGACAGGAACCCCAACTCCATTGGCCCGAACACCTTCCAGGTGGTGGTGGGAATCGACCCCATATTCCCCGTGTCGATGACCTGGCCCCAGGGGACGGTTCCTGTCCGGGTCTCTGACGTGTTTACCTACTCCAACGATGGAGGGCAGCTCTTCGCCCCGTCACCAAACGACCAATATGCCCTCAACCCCGATCACGCAGGAAAGTTCTTCGGCCTCAACTTCGGGAACGGCTCCCTTTCGTCCTTTGTGCCCGAGGACGACTATGTCTGGCGCGAGATTGTTCCTTACGGGAAGAAGGTGCGGGCTCTCGACGAACTCTACATATATGCCTGGGTGTCTCCCCAGAAAAACTGTCATGTCACCGAGGTCTGGTGGGAGAACACCAACGGAGAGAACACCCCCCTGGAGGCTTCGACGGTCGACACCTTCGAGAACCTCGATCCGGCAATGGGACCCCTCGGTACATGTGTCCGCTTCGTCGTTCCAGCAACGTCAGCCTTTAATTTTGTCTGGTGGTCGCCAGAGGGAGGAGCCAAGTCGAGGGCAGTGGCCCGAGTAAAGGGTCCGACGGCGGGACAGCACTCCTATTACTACTACGATAGCGCGGGGGCCAACCCCGTCTCCGTCTACGCAGACACCGGGATTCTCCGGGCGACCCTGTGGCAGGTCATCGAGGACATCATCACGCGCCCCGAGTATCTGAACAGGAACGATGTTCTTGGCTCGGGGGCAATCGCTGAGTTCATGTCGACGGTCCCCACCGTATTGAATCCGGTGGAGTACGCGAACCTGGCCTGTGTTGTCCCCCTGGAGTTGGAAGACAAGCCCCTGTCGGTCAGAGAAGCCCTAGGATCTCTCGCCAGCTTCTTCCCCTTCGACTGGGCGCACCGCTACGACGAGCTCACCGAGGACTGGAGACTCTATCCCGTCTGGAGATCCTCTTTTTCCTCCACCCCGATCCACATCTTTACGGTCTCGGACATGTCGAAGACGGACGCTCCGGCGATTGTTCAGTACGACAACACTGATGGGAAGTACGCCAACCGAGTCTTCGTCGATGTCCCTCCCCACCACGGGAAGCCCACGGTCGCAGACAACACCACGACCTCCGGTGGCGACGACGACATATTCAACCTCAAGACCGAGCGATACGAGCACGGGGATCTTGCCGAGCAGAGCGCGCTTCGCGAGGACGAGGTGGTTACCTACAACGTGAAGACGAAGCACTGGCTGCACTACGGGAGCCCTGGGAATTCGTCCGCCGCATGGTCAATCGGAGAAGAGAGGTCCCAGCCCCAGCGCACCATCCAGGCTACGCACGGGGTCCGGTCCTACCGGGTCAAGATGGG